CCTTGAATCTTTCCCCTGAGAAGCCTCCCCTGAGCCTTGAGTCTCCCCGAAGTGGCGAGCGGTGGCCGCTGTTCGGCTTGGACTTGCCGGGGGAGGGGGATGTTTGGCCGCGGGTGTTCTCTGGGCCGCATCCGCGTGCGGTGGGTTCGTATGGGCCGCGCTGGCTCGACTGGGTCCAGTCGGTGCGGGGGTGGTCGCCGTTCTGGTGGCAGCGGTGTGTGGCGTGGCGTGCATTGGAGCACGATGCGGATGGCGCGCTGGTGCATGGGGAGGTGGTGTTCTCGACGCCGAGGCAGGTGGGCAAGAGCACCTTGTTGCGGAGCCTGATCGAGTGGCGGCTGGTTGAGGGGCCGGACCTGTTCGGCAACGAGGTGGAAACGATCGGCTATGCGGCGGACCGGGTTGATCTGGCGCAGGAGGTGATGCGGCCGACGCAGGTGTGGGCGGCCGGGCGGGAGGGCTGGTCGTCGCGTCGGGTGAATGGGGAGATGGGGGTGACGGCGCCGAACGGTTCGCGCTGGTTGGCGCGGTCTCTCCTGTCGATGGGCATCGGCTACAGCCTCACCTCGGCGGTGGTGGATGAGGCGTGGAAGGCGGAGGCGTCGGCGGTGGACGATCGGATCGCGCCTTCGCTTGTGGTGCCGGAGTCTGCGCAGTTGTGGTTGGTGTCGACGGCGTCGCCGGTGGCAACTCCGCTGGTTCCGGCTCGGCGGCGGGCCGCGTTGGAGGCGGGTCCGGGTGAGGGTGCGCTCCTTTTGGAGTGGTCGGCCGCGCCGGGGCGGGATGTGGAGGACGAGGCGGGGTGGCGGGAGGCGACGCCGCGCTGGGTGGATCGTCGTGCCCGGTTGATGGCTGCGCAGTTGCGGGTGATCGGTGAGGAGTCGTTTAGGGCGCAGTGGCTGAATCAGTGGCCACAGCGGTCGCGGTTGGCGTTGGTGGACGAGGAGGTATGGGCGAGTTGGGGGCGGCCTGGCCTGGCGCCGCCGGCGGGGGTGCCGGTGGTGTTCGGCCTGGAGTCGACGTCCGGCGGGGCGACGTTGGTGTCGGAGGCGTGGGAGTCGGGTGAGGGCTCGGCGGTTCGGGTGCGCCGCTGGGCGGGGATGAATCAGACCCTTGGCTGGTTGGTGCGGGAGGCGGAGGGCCGTCCGGGGTCGAGCCTGCTGGTCGGTGCGAGCCTGTGGAAGGCCGCGGAGGGGGTCAGGTTCCCCGGCCAGGTGAATACGGCGGGGGGGAAGGAGACGCGGCAGGCGACGCATTTGTGGCAGGGTTTGGTGGCGGAGGGCGGTCCGGTGTGGCATCCGGCGGATCAGCTGCTCACCGGGGCGTTGTTGGGTGCTGTGGTGGTGGCGACGGAGACCGGTCCTACCTTGAGCATCAGGCAGTCGCGCGGGATGATCGAGGCGGCACGCTGTGCTTTGTGGGCGGTGTGGCAGTTGCGGACGCACCCGGCTGAGACGGCGCAGGTGTTCTGAGAGGCGGAGGCGTGGCCCTGTGGGATCGGACGTGGCAGAACAAGTCGCCGAGTAGCGGGGATCTTCTGCGGAACAGCCCGGATGGCTGGGTGGTGGAGGAGCCGCGGTTGCGGTGGAAGGGCCCGGACTCGAACCTCCTGCTCGTCGGGCCGGTCAGTGGGCCGAGCCGTCTGTCCGGGGACTTCTGGGGTGAGCAGGGTGCCCTGGCGCATGGCCGGGGTGATGGTGATGTGGCGCCGGCGATCACCCGGGCGACGTCGCTGATTGCGGACACGTTGGCGGGGGTGCCGTGGCGGGTGCGCCGTGGCCGTGAGGTCCTGGCCGATCCGCGGTGGCTGGTCGACCCGGATCTGTCGCGGCCTGATCTGCGGATCGCGCAGGCGGCGGGGTCGACCGCCATCCAGCCGCTCGACACCATGAGCTGGCGCAGCACGCTGATCGTGTCGGCGCTGTGGTGGGGCGACGGGTTCGTGTGGGTGGAGCGGCGGGACGCGACGGGGCAGCCGGTGCCGCCGCTGCACCTGCTGCACCCCGGGCTGGTCGAGGTGGTGACCGAGGCGGGTGCGGCCGAGTCGGGTCGGGATGCGGGCTACTACATCGACGGCAGCGGCCCGTGGACCTCGGCCAATGTGATCCACGTGCGGGGCATGTCGCCGATCGTCGGCGGCCGGGGTCGGGGCGTGTTGGCCGGTCACCTGGCGGCGTGGCGGGAGGCGGAGGCGCAGCGGGACTACGCCTCGAGCCTGTTCACCGCCGGCATCCCGGCTGGGTATCTGAAGACGTCGACCCCCAACATGACCGAGGCCCAGGCCGAGGCGTTGAAGGCGCGCTGGTTGGCGCAGCACTCGGGTGCTCGCCGCACCATTGCCGTGCTGAACGCCGCCACCGAGTTCCACCCGATCCAACTGCCGCCCGAGGCGGCGCAGATGGTTGAGGCGCGGCGGCTGAGCATCCTGGACGTGGCGAACGCCTTCGGTGTCGAGCCATCGCAGCTGGGGCTCTCGAGTGACAGCAACACGTACCAGAACCTGCAAGACCGGATGGCGCATTTTACTCGGTTCAGCCTGCTCCAGTGGGCTCGCCGGATCGAGGAAGCGTTCAGCCGCGAGTTGCCGACCGGCACGAGTGTCTGGATCGACCTGGATGGCCTGGCCCGCGCGAACACGGGCGAGCGGACTGCCTACTACGCAGCCGGTCTCACGGCGGGCTGGTTGAGCATCGATGAGGTCCGGTCAATGGAGGGCCTCGCGCCCGTGGATGGAGGTGTCCTGTGACTGAGCACGTGACCTGGCGGAGCGTCGAGATCCGGGCGGCGGAGGATGGCGGCCGGACCCTGGACGCGCTGGTGGTGCCGTACGAGGAGTTCACGGCGGAGGTGCGCGACCCGTACGGGGAGCGGTTCGCGACGGCTGCGTTTGCGGACTTCGTGGCGGATTGGCAGGGGGCGGAGGGGAAGCGGTCGCGCCGGCCGGTGCCGCTGTTCCGGTCGCACGACCATTCGCGTGCGGCCGGGGTGGCCCGGTCGATCCTGGACACCCCTGCCGGTCTGTTCGCGTCGTTCCACGTGCCGGATACGCCGTTCGGGAACGAGGTGCTGGCGGAGCACCGTGCCGGGCTGCTCGACTCGATCAGTGTCGGGTTCGTGCCGGTCGAGGAGACCCGCGACGACGACGGGGTCCGGGTGATCACGAAGGCGCGGATGATCGAGGCGAGCATCTGCGTGCTCGGCGCCTACGAGGGGGCGAAGGTGCTGGCGGTGCGCAGCCCGCGGGCGCCGCGGTTCGCGCTACCGAAGCCGCCGCGCGTCGACCCGAACGGCTGGCTCGCCTAGTCTTCGATCTGCCCCGGCCGCTGCTTGCAAGTCGGGGCGCCTGCCTGGGTGGTGCTGCCGCGCCCTGTCCCGAGGTGGGCCACCTGGTGTTGTGCCCCCGGCTAGGGGTCGCCGGGGGCACAACTGCGTCCGGGCACGGTACTGTGCCCACAGGCCACTAGCGACCCGGCCAGGCTCCACCCCGCACGGGGACCGGACCCCCTGGACCTGCCTCCGCACCGGTGGACGCCGAAGCACCTGTCGACGTCTCCCGAGGAGGAGCGATGTCCCTTATCAGTCAGCTGGTGGAAGAGCGTGAGGGCCTGGACGCCGCGGTCGAGGTGATCGTGGGCCGCGCGGAGCAGCGCGGCGCCGACCTCACCGAGGACGAGCGTGGCGAGATCAAGCGCATTCAGGAGCGGGTTGCGGTCATCGACCGGGACCTGAAGACGCTGGGTGAGGCGCAGGAGTCGCGCCGCCGGTTCGGTGAGCTGACGTCGAAGCTGGCCGCGCCGAAGACGCCGCAGCCCGCCCCGGCCGAGTCGCGTGCGATGAGCCTCGGCGAAGCGTGGGTGACGTCGCCGGAGTTCCGCGACTACCGCGGCAGTGGCACGTCGTCCCGCATCGAGTACCGGGCGCCGGGGGACCCGATCTCCACGTCGGTGCTGAAGGTCGCGAAGCCGCGGATCAGTGGCCCGGTCGAGTCGGACATCGACCGTCGGTTCCCGCTGTTCGGCCTCGTCGGCACGGAGGCCGTCTCGTCGGGGGCGTTCGAGTACATTCAGGTGGCCTGGACCGACGCGGCGGCGGTGGTCGCGGAGGGGGCGCTGAAGCCTGAGGCGACGATGACGGAGACCCTCACGCCGGGCACGGTCGACACGATCGCGCACTGGGTGAAGGTGACCCGGCAGGCGCTGGAGGACCACGACCGGCTCCGTTCGGTGATCGACGGCAAGTTGAGCCTCGGTGTGGCGCGGGCGCAGCACAAGCAGATCACCGACGCGATCGCGGCGGCGACCGGGGTGGCGAACATCGACGAGGCCGACATGCTGTCCGGCATCCGGCAGGCGATCGGCGTGGTCGAGTCGGCCGGCTGGAACCCGTCGGCGATCTTGCTGCACCCGACCGACTACGCGGTGCTCGATGTGGCGGCGCTGCACCAGACCACCGATCTGACCCGCCGGTCGGAGGTGTGGGGGCTGCGTGTCGTCCCGAACCCGACGGGGACGGCGGGGAAGGCGATCGTCGCGGACTTCGCGCAGGCCGTGACGCGGTTCACCCGCACCGGCATCAGCGTGTACATGACCGACAGCCACGCGGACACGTTCGTGCACAACATCATCACGATCCTCGCGGAGGCGCGTAGCTCGGCGATCGTGTCCGACAAGACCGCCATGGCCACGGTCACCTTCGTCGCGCCGTGAGCAGTCTGAGGTCCGGGGCGTGGCGGTGGGACGTCGTCGATGCGGCGTCCCCCGCCCCGCCTGGGGTGATGGGGGTCGACGGGGAGTTCCTCGTCGTGTCGGTGGTGGACGCCG